CATGGTCAGGAAGCTTGGCCAAATACAAGGAGTCCAAAAAGGAACTCGACGATTTGAAAGGCCGATACCAAGAACTGTTCCGGACAATCGAGAATGAAGGAGCTGCAGTTGCCATTTTGGCTCTTGAGACTGCAATAGCCAACCGGGAGGCTCAGCAGGCCATTGCCGATAAGGCTCTGGAGGTTGCTTTGAAGAACTCGGAAGCCATGCAGAAGATCCGGGAAGACGATCTCAGGTTCCAAACAACATTCCAGTCTACGAACATTGCCATCCGGATGGAGTATGAGAAAAAGCTCTACAAGGCAGCTCAGGATGGAGCCCGGGAACGTCTGGCTCTCCAGAAAGCTCACGGCAAAATTACTAATAAGGAGTATCAGACGGCTCTGAATGCCATGGCTCGGTCTGACAAGCAGTTCTACGAGAACCAAGCCAAACAGCTCAATGACTACCTTGCAGGGGTGAGAGCAAACATATTGGCTGTAGCTTCCGGAGGCACAGTCGATATGCAGATTGCTCAGGTTACTCAGAAGTACCAGGACGCCATGAAGGAGCTGGCCAACATTCAGTCTCCCCAGTTCGTGAGAGGTATGAGCGAGGAGGAATACCAGAAAGAGTATGCCGCTTATGAGCAGTTCCTGGTCAACAGAGCCGAACTCGAGAAACAGATCCAACAAAACCTCCAGGATGAAATTAAAAAGATCCGCGAGGACGCTGCCAAACAGCAACTTGACCGGTTCAACCAAACTCTAAACGAACAGTATGCCGAGGACCTCTCGAAGGCAGCGGACAACGAAAGGGAGAAGCTGGAGCTCGAGAATGAGATGCTCCAGAAGCAAATCGAAGCCAGGAAAGCTGCCGGGGAGAAAACCTATGAGCAGGAGGCCCAGCTCCGAGCCAACAATCTTCGTCTCCAGCAAATGGACCTCGACAAGGAGCTCGCTCAAGCCGAGTTAAATCACAAGTCCAAGTATGAGATCAGGAAAAGGTATCTGGAGGCAGAGTTGGCAGCAGCTCAAGGAAACGAGGACGCCATTGCTCAGATCCAACTCGAGATGGCCGAGAACGAGGAGTCTTTATGGGAGGAGCGAATCGAGAAGCTCCAGGAGTATGCCGAAATGGCATCCGGCTTTGCTAATGCTTTCAATGACTTGGCCAGTGCTCTCGGGGAGCGCCGGGCTCAGGAGGTAGAAGAACAATACAGCCGGGAGGAGCAGGCATTGGCAAACATGTACGCTAATGGCCAAATCACGGAGGCCCAGTACAACGAGAAGAAAGTCAAGATGGAGAAACAGAAGGAGAAGGAGTTGGCCAAAATCGAACGGGAACAAGCTATCCGGGAGAGGGCAATGGGATCCTTCGAGATTGGCATCAATACTGCCATCTCCATCATGGCATCGGCTAAAATGGGATTCCCTTTGGCTATCCCGTTCATTGCAGCAGCTGCGGCTTTGGGAGCAGTTCAGATGGCAGCTCTTTGGGCAGCTCCTCTGCCGAAAGCCGCAAGAGGTAAATACATTGAGGGACCCAGTCATGCCGCTGGAGGAGTGCACATTGAGGCGGAAGGAGGCGAGACCATCATTAACAAGAAGTCGAGCCGCATGTTCCTGCCTCTTCTGTCAGCCATAAACGAACTCGGTGGCGGAGTACCGTTCACTAAAGTTGGATCGGACGGGGGATATGCTATCCGATCATTCGCTGAGGCGTCGGAACCTATGAATCGGCTTGACATGGAGAGGGCAATTCAAAAAGCATTTGGCCAGGTGAGAGTGATTGCTACAATCGAAGATATTCGGAGGGAAGATGCTAACTACGTGCAGATTCAAGACCGGGCTAATTTTTAAATAGTCCAGCACAAATAGTATTTCAATATCTATTAGGAATAACTATATTTGTATTGAAATAATTTGGCACATGATATTCATCAACTTAAAAGGCGCAATTGACTCCGAAGAGAATCGGGTCATGATGGAGCTTTGGGGAGAGCCCTCAGAGATCTGTTCCGTGGAGACCTTCCGCCGGGTACTTGATGAACACCCCGATGAACAGGAGGTGTGCATCAACATTGACTGTGACGGGGGCTCTGTTGAGGAGGGCTTCAAGATTTATGACCTTCTTCGCATGAGTGGGAGGACTATATACACAAATATTGTCGGGGGATGCCACTCGATGGCAGTGTGCATCCTGTTGGCAGCTCCGGCAGAGAACCGGTCGGCAAACAGGAATTGCCGGGCACTCATCCATCGGGTATACATGCCGGTCGGGGATTGGCTCACTTCCGACGATGCTCGCAGCATTGCCGAGGAGCTTGCTCTGGAGGAGGAGGCTATTCTTGACGTGTATGTCGAGAGAACAGGTCAGGACCGGGAACGGCTCCGCAATGTCATGCATGAGGAACGCATCCATGATGCCAAATCACTTCTTGACTTGGGATTCATTTCCAAAATCAATTCATACAACACAAACCAAATTTTTAATGCTATGGCAAAAAACGAAAAAAGCGCTTATGAAAAATTCATGAGCAAGGTCAAGGCATTCCGGAATGGCAAGAAAGGCGCTCCCGCCAATTTTGACTATCTGGATGCTGAGGGTCAGGTCGTTCTCCAGACCGTAGGTGAAGAGGACAATCTGGCCGAAGGTGTAGAGGCAACTCTCGCCAATGGCGAGACGTCGGGCACTGTCGTTCTGGAAGACGGTCGGGTGGTTACTGTCGAGGACAACATCGTCACCAGCATCGAGATGGAGGACACCGAGTCTCTCGAGGACCGCGTTGCAGCACTGGAGGCGATGCTCGACGAGGCAACGAACCTCATCGAGAAGCAGGAGAACGAACTCCGCAACCTCCGTGGTAGCAACTACCGCCCGAAGAACCGCAAGACGGTTCTGCCCGGAGGCAAGAAGTCCGAACCCTCGGCAGCTGACCTCAAGAACGAAGCTCGCGAAAAGCTCCAGAAGGTCAACGCTGCCAAAAAGATTCTCAAGTAGTCAAACTCAAAAACTTTAAGAACTATGGCAGCTAAAAAGGGCGGATTCCTTGACATGGATAAGTTCACTTTTTGTGAACGTGTCATTCAGGCAATCTCGGAGATGATTATGGAGGACACCATTCAGGGTCCTGACATCAACTCCATTCACACAGTCTTCCCCGACATCGTCACTAACACTGAGGTGGGTTACATCGGCGAGGGCGGCATGGTCGGCGTGATCAACACCGGGTGTAACCCGACTCCTCAGCCGTGGAACATCAACACCCGCAAGCTGAAGTGGGAGCCCGGTGTCTGGGAGATCCTTCTGTCCCAGTGTTACACTGACCTCCAACAGTCGGCAACTATTTACTCTCTCCGCACCGGCGTCGACATTCCGGACTTCACGGATACGGACTACATGAACATCGTCATTGAGGTTCTGGAGCGCTCCATTATGGATTTCTGGTACCGCCTGTTCTGGTTCAACGACAAGGACGCCAAGAACGTTACCGACAACGGTATCATTACGGATAATCTCGACCTGAAATTTTTCACCATCATCAATGGTTTCTGGAAACAGATTACCACCCAGGTTAAAGCCAATCCGTCCCAGCACGGAGCAACAATTGCGGAAAATGCCGGGGCATCTTACGCAACTCAGAAGCTTACTCCGGCCAAGGCCAAGGAATACATTCAGTCGGTCGTGTTCAGTGCCCCGCTTCTGCTCCGTCAGCAGTCTGACAAATTTATCCTCGTTACCCAGTCGGTCTACGATGCCTATCAGCAGTCTCTTATGGACGCTTGCTGCCTCGAGTCGGCTCGCTTGGCTCTGCTGAATGGCATGGAGGCTCTCAGCTTCAATGGCATCCCTGTCATCGCAATGCCCATCTGGGACAAGATCATCGCTACGTCGGAAGACACTGGCACGAAGCTCAACAACCCCCATCGAATTCTCTTCACCTCAAAGAGCGTGCTCGGCATAGGTGTTGATGCAATCGACAGCTTCGAGAAGATGCGGATCTGGTACGAATACAAAGACCGCGCAGTCTACGTAGAACTCATGGGTCAGGCGGATGCCAAGCTCACTAACCCGGATCTGTTCTCGGTAGGTATCTAATCCTTAAAAATCTAAGAAAATGGCAGGACTTGATTGTTCTAAAATCAAAACAGGATTCATCAACCAGGTGTGTGGTAAGCCGGCAATCGCCGGCACCACCGCCAGGGTGATTCTCCTCAGCTACTCGGACGTCGACAAATCGAAGTCTGTTGTAACTGACAACGTTATCTCTTCGCTCATCCTTAAGACCGATGCCACTGGTTACGAAGTCGACTCGCTGCCCAACGCAACTGTAGGCTCGGACACCATCAATGCTGGCACGTACCTCAAGACTCACCAGCACAACGTAGTTGTCCGAATCTTCAAGAAGTCGGAAGCAGCCAAGAAGTTCGTAAACGGCCTGACCAATGCCCGCGTCATCGCTATCGTCGAGAACAACGACACCGGAGACGCAGGGGACACCAAGTACGAGGTGTATGGCTGGGACTCGGGTCTGGAGCTCACCGAAATCACTGTCACTACCGAAATGACCGACGGCGTCGCATACCAGGTAACTCTGGCCAACGGCACCATCGCTCAGGAAGGTTCGCTCCCGATGAGCCTCTTCGACACGGACGAAGCCACCACAGACCTCATGGTAGCCGGGCTTCTGACCAAAGGATCTAAACCGTAGCACTCATGACTGACATGCTCGAAAGACTGAGAGCTTACCAATCCAAGTATGGGTCCCTGAAAGGCGAAGCCTATCGGGCCCATACATTGGAATTGGAAAAAAATCCCGCTCTCCATCGAGAAGTAGATGAACTTTCTCGATACTTTTTGAATAAGTCAGTTTCCCGATGCGGCTTCTGCCTGATCGAAGCCGACTTAGCATTAAGACGAATAACAGAACAACAAATGAAAAACGTAGCACACCCCGATTACGAACTCAGAGCAGGTACTCTGCTCCATGACCCGATCAACAAAGAGTTCAGCAAGATCCTCACCCCGAGGAACATCACGGAGGATCTTTGCTTGTATCACATCGCATTCAACAAGGATGCTCTTTCGTACTTCACCCGGGTCCCCGAAGACCTGAACGACCGACTGGAGAAATTCATGTCTCGTTATGGCAAGGAGATGCCGGACAAGGACGTGGAAATCAAGAAGCGTCAGGCTCAGGTTCTGAGCAAGCAGATCGAGTCCGTGAAAGCCGAACTCGAAGAGCTGAACAAGAAACAGGTCGAGCTGAACGCCAAGCTCGATGAGTACTCCAAAGCCATGGAGGCAATCCATGCCATTCTCGACTCGGCATCCGCCGAGGAGAAGACCGAGGAGAAGACCGAGGAGAAGACCGAGGAGAAGACCGAGGAGAAGACCGAGGAGAAGACCGAGGAGAAACCCGCCGACATCGACACCGAGGTGAAGGAGTTCATCGACGCCGGGATGGATCTGGAAGCCATCAAAGAAGCCTATGCAGACTCGCAAATGTCTGCCGGGGAGATCGAAGAGGCTTACAACCGGGTAGTCAATCCCGTTTCGGAAACTCCCAAGAAGGGAGCCAAAAAAGGAGGGTCCAAATAGGACTGGTAATAGGACGGGGTCGCTTCCCGTCCCTCCTACTATTAAAATTACGCCAGTATGAAAGTTGCACAGATCAAATCAGCTCCTCAGTTCGTATCCCGGGACTGGAGGCAATATGGCATCCAGACATACGGAGATACCAATGATTTTCCCCAGACGGTCAGCGAGATTGTTCAGGCTTCAAAGACCGGCAATGCCTGCTTGAGCATATACAATGACTTCGTATACGGTCACGGATTCAAAGATCCCGGCATTTACAGATTACGGGTAAACAAAGAAGGGGAGAAGCTTGACAAGATCCTCCGCATGGTTTGCAAAGACTTTACGGTGTGGCATGGATTTGCAATTCATGTTAACTATAACATGAATTTCCGAGTCAGCTCGATCCACCACATCCCATTCGAATCCCTCCGACTGGAGAAGGCGGATGACAATGGGTTTATTGGCCGGACGGCATACCATCCGGATTGGGGTCACCGAGACAAGACGAGGTCCCGGTGGTCACCGTCTGACATTGAGTGGTTTCACCTCTTCAACCCGGATCCGGAGGTCATTCTCAACCAGGTGGAAGAGGCTGGCGGCTGGGACAACTACAATGGCCAGATCCTCTACTTCTCCGGGGACTCGGAAGGCAGTCCCTCTTACCCGGTCCCCATCTTCATCGCTGAGATGACAGACATGAGAACTGAGGAAGCACTTGCCAATGTAGCCGGTCGAAACGCATGCTCCAACTTCTTGTCAGCTGGGATCTTGGTAGACATCAAGGACGAGACTCAAGATGAGTCTCAAGTGAATGAGACCCAAGAAGAACTTAACAAATTTCAAGGAGATGAGAACACTTCACAATTGTGGTACATCCAGTGCAAGTCAAAAGATGAAGTGCCCCAGTTCATAAGGTTCTCCGGGGAGAACTATGACAAAGCATTCGAAGTAACGCAGAGAGTCATCCCGGAGAACATTGGTCAAGCCTTCAAGCAGCCTCCCATTCTTCGAGCTGTTGACGTGGGGGCTAACTTTGGGGCTGATCTCATGACCAATGCCTACAAGTACTACAACTCTGTTACAGTCCGGGAGCGTCAGCAGCTGGAGGAGACTTTCGTATCGATCTTTGAGTACTGGTGGGCTCCTTTGGAAAATCCCGACTTCGCTATTCAGTCTCTCACTTACAATGCCGGCGAGTCTATAGCAGACAGAATTGGCAAGGACAACATGACTCAGGTACTGGAGATTATCCGGGACCAGATGCTCTCCACTGTTCAGAAGAGAAACATGCTCAAGCTCATTTATGGGCTTTATGACGAGGAGATTATAAAACTCATGCCCGATGATACTCAACTCTAACGACCTTCGGAATGTTCGGCCGATAGCCGAGAACATCAACGATCCGGCCAGACTGGAGCCATATGTCCGGGAGGCTGAGACTCTCAGACTGGTGGATGCCATAGGAGCCAATCTCTACAGATGGCTCGACGAGACAGACTTTTCCGGCCCCGGTCCTTTCCAATACGGGGACGTAACCATTACAAAAGATCAGTACACTGCCGCCATGGAAGGCGGGTATTATGATGGTGGTTGTTCCGGGGATGGTCGAAGCGAAGGACTCAAGATCGCCATTGCATACATTGCGTATTCCCGATTCATCGTCAACAATCCAATCAATCCCACTGCCTTCGGTGTGAGGTACAAAGATAGCGAATTCAGCACTCGAGTAGAAGACAACATAATCGTCCGTAGCTCGAACGAAGCACGGAACATCGGGGAAGCCTACCTCGAGAAGGCTATAAATCACCTTAAAGCTCTGCGGTTACTGACTCCATGTACTGAATACAAGGAGTCCCCGTCTCGTAAAATGATTATAGGACGTAATAAATTATAAGTTTAACAGATATGAAGGAGGGAGTCATGAGAGCGGGAAAATGGATATGCGGGAGCATTGTAGGGCTTTGGGGGCTTTTAGCTCCGGTCCAGGTCCTTATCCTCTGTGTCTGTATTGCCGTTATCGTCGACTTCATAACTGGAAATATTGCTGACTACAAGCGCCACAAACGAGCCCATCAAAAATATGTGTTCAAAAGCGAGAAAATGTGGGACACGTGTTGGAAGTTGGGGCTCAGCATTATCGGTATTGGCATGGCCTACATGCTTGACGTGTGTGTCCTCCCGAACTTGGGGGGTCTCAACCTTGCCAACTTCTTCGCTGCTTTTGTGGTCGGGACTGAGTTTTGGAGCTTTCTGGAGAACTCCGCAATCATTTCGAATCACCCCATATTTAGAGCTCTCCGGTCATACATGGAGAGATCGGTCAGCAAGAAAACTCAAATAGACTTTGAATGCCATGAAGACAAGTAAGTATTTTAAGCCCGAAGAATTCGAGCGATGCAACCCATCCTGCTCCATTGAAGACATGGACCAGGATTTTCTCGATCTACTGGATGACCTCCGTGAAAAGGCAGGCATCCCTCTCGTCCTCAATTGCGCTTATCGTTCCAAAGAACACGATAAGGCCAAAGGACGGTCCGGCAACAGTGCTCACACAGAAGGTTTGGCAGTGGACATCCGGTGTGCCTCGGGCCCCAATCGGATGAAGATCCTCCGGGCAGCCATTGCATTGCGGATCCGGAGGATAGGCATCGACGGGAATTTTATCCACGTAGATGCTTCTAAAACCCTCCCGCAGGACACGGTATGGACTTACTAAAGAAAGTACTCTGCACAATAGTTCTTGTAGGTATAGGCTTTATAATCGGGCGTAAAACAGTCGAGGAAAAGACCGTTATAAAGTACGTCGATTTACCCCCAATTCAGGGGGAGGTCAAAGTCCCGGATTTGGTTCCAAAATGGGAGGGTTTTAGGAATCCAATCAAATTGATATATATTTATAAGGGCCAGGAGGAAAAGGTTCCCAAAACACCCCTAGAAATCACAAATAGAGGGGGTTTTGGGGAGGACAAAAAGGAGGTGGATACTCTGGAGAGCGTAAAAAGGACAATGTTGGACTGGAATACGACCAGGAAATACGCTGGAACATTCTTCAAAGATCCCAAAATTGGCCAATTTGACTGGGAGGCTACAGTCCAATACAACACTCTCCAGCACCTTACGTACAAGTATACCCCCGTCCGAGAACAGATCAAAGAAACGATGTCCCGGAAATGGTCCCCCTTTCTGAGAG